AAGTGACAAGCACACAGCAATAACTACACGCGGTCCCTACGACCCGTACCTGGGAGGGAAGACTCGTGAGAAGAGGAGTGAGCACGGGTACAAGATAGTGAGTAGGGAGACCTCATCTGCGTCACTAGAAAAGTTACAGTTGATCTTGAGCCAGACTTCAGGCAGAGGACATATTGTCGACCTGATTGACAAAGTCGGTCTCAGTAGATCTAACCTTCGCCTTTCGAGTGTCTCCACAGAACTCACTAACGTAGAAGGGGGGACACCGTGGCACCGATACTCTGCTCGTGCTGGCCACCAGTCCGCCTATGCCGTAGGGAGTCCTACCTTTGCATCACACTGCCTGATCAGCTCAGACAACTCAGGACCTTTATCAGGTGGCATGGAGGATTACCCAGTGATGTACAATGAGCATTACCTCGCCGCTACCTGGGTTTTAGAGAACGTGCTGAGTGGGAAATCCCTAGGATCTAGGTGTGTCTGTAGCACCGTTACTCGCCAAGAGCTAAAGACTCTCCCAACGGACGAGATCGGTATGGCCCTGAAGCCAAGAGTGCCAATTTTGAGGTTCACCTTGAACCCCTTAGCCTTCATACCGAGGGTGCGTTTTGAGCAGATCTCAGGTTTGGGATCATTTAAAGGCATCCCCATGATTGGACTTTACCAAGTTACGAAGGGTGACAGACTCTCTCGTGAGAACATCATCCGAGGATGGTTCAGAGACCAACTCCGAAACCACTCCCTCGCGCGGGTTGCAGCTGATGACGCTCTCCAACTGTATCCCATCGGTCAGTTGGACATTGCAGAGATTCTGTCCATAGGGATTGCTACACTTGTTAGATGCAGTGGTGCTACGGTCTTAGACTCATACTACTCTGACACATCAAGGATCCTGACACGAGAAGAGAGAAGGTGGAACGTTCAGGAATACATCAACTCTGTTAGCTCTAGCCTTGTGGCTTCTTTCAGCTACGCTTTGGGACATCCACTACTCAACCAAGACCCCTTTGTCCGCAAGCACCACCTATACCCTTCCCCAAGGTACGCGGGGCGAGGAGGATCGCTACACGCAAAAGTGACTAGCTTTGTCTCAGCAACGGCGATTGACCTTTTCGAACTTCCAGTTCAACGATACTACAGACTCCCCGTTGTTCTCTTCTCGAGCTCCCACCAAAGCCACTTCACGGAAGCGGTTCTCGTGGTCATTATGAAAACTCTTCGGAATCATGAACGCGTCTCAGGGATCAGGAGACAGGAGATCAGAAAGTTAATGGATCGAATGATACTCCCTTGCATTCGTGCTTCATTGAGTACAGAGGCCAAGATGTTCACTCTCAGGACGATAGTGACTGACATGAGAAGATGGGCCCACAGAAGGGGCGCTCCGTTGCTAGCATCTGATCTAGCCTTAGTTCAGGAGGGGAAACTCATAAT